CTGAGTCCTCCGACCAGCGCCCAAGCTTCTTTTGTGTTCATATTTTTTACTCCTTTATTTTTTTTATTATATTAAACTATAAATTTTTTTTATCACCTTGCATAATTGCCGCAGCTTGTGGCTTGATGCTTGAGTCAAGAAACAGATTGACGCGCGACAATTTGTCGCAGCTTGTTGCTTGATGCTTGTGGCTTCCTTCATAGTTGCGCGCGTTTACATCCAACCAGGAAGCCACAAACGACCAGTGAATTGAGGCCGGCGTGCTTTGTTTTAATAGCCCGGACAACAGGCCTAACGCTGTATCCAGCGTCACTGATCCCAGGTTCCTTATCTCTCTAGAGATGCGATCTCCACCCATAGCTATTGGGGTGTAAGGAACCAGGGATCAGCACCCAGGAAAGACGGCTCACAGCGAGCGGTGTGATCCTGGGTACTACCCTTGATTAGTTTTCTTTAAACATTTTTTCTAACTCTCCCATAGTTTTTTCAGTAGGTTTGTTATACCAAAATCTAGGAAATACACCGTAGTAATTTTTAGTATCCTCAACTAAATCTTCTACTGATGGTTCATCCCAAATTTCTTTTTGTGTATTAAATTTATTTAAATTAAACATAATGGAATAATAGCATTTTAAAAATTTTTTTGATATTCACCAAATTGACGCACCCAGAAGCTTGAAGCTTGAGGCTTGAAACTCTGTCAACATAACAGATTGACGCGCGACAATTTGTCGCAGCTGCGTCAATGTGTCATGTTTCACGTGAAACATTTATGTGCTATAATACGATTTTATTAACAATTAAAATAAGGAGTAAATAATATGCGTAGATTTAAAGTCCACTACTCAGCTAGTGTTTGGGAAACTGTAATAGTTGAAGCTAATTCAAAAGAGGAAGCTAAAACACTTTTTGAAACCCATGATGATAAATACTTTGAGGCTAGAGAAGATGAGCCAGAACAAATGGGAATGGAAAATATAACAGTAGATGTGGTTGAAGAATTAGAATAAGTGCGACACTTTGCGCAATGGCTTTAATTAGCCATTGTGCTATCATTTCAACTTAACCAAAAGGAGTAAAATATGTCAAAAGAAAAAAGACAAACACTTAACGCTGAAAAGCGTAAAGTTATTGCTGATGTGTTTCAAGATCATTTTGAAAGTAAATCAAAATATAAGAAAGCATGGCAAGACGCAATACAAACTTACAATGATATGCGTTCAATCGCTAAAACAAAGATTGAGCAACTTGTAAGATTTCATCAACCTCAAGAGGATATAGATACAATTCGTTCTATGATTAATAAGTATGGCGAAAGAAATGGTGGCGAGTTGCACCATGATAATTGTTTCTATGTTCAAGACGCAACACCTCGTATGGAAACTGATTACAATGGAAACCCTAAAGAAGTGTATGATGATGTCCATATAGAGTTCAAGGCTAATAAAGAGTTTTTGACTTCTTATTATCGTGATGAGATAAAAGCAAAAGGTCTTGACCCCGATTACGAGGTTAGATTAGGTGATGATTATGGAAAGCGAAACCCTAGTTACTATAACTCTGAAAGTGATATTAACAAGTATCTAGGTTATAGTAATGACAATAACTCAAGCATTAACCAAACTATTAAACATAAAGATAGTTGGGAAAATGATTTTAAAATTTGGGTCATTGGTAGTTCTTATTGTCATAATCGTATGTTCCAAATTGGGACAGAGGAGTTCAAATGGTATAAATCGTTTGAGGTTGCAAAAGAAAATGTAATCTTAGCCCACAAAAAACTATTTGAGCATGTTGATGAAAAAATGCAAAAATTAAAGTTAGGTTTAAAATCATACCGATACTTTGATCAAGCAAAAGAGTTAGCTGATAAACTCGGAGTTGTCTTAAATGAAAGTGTACTTGACGCTAATAGTTCAATGGCGCTTTCAATTTATAGTCCAACTAATTTAGCTGACTTACTAACTGATGAAGTGGAGTTGACTAAAGATGAAAAAATAGCGATAGCAAAAGCGCAACTGAAAGAACAATTAGTGACAAACTAATTGCGACAAAATGCACAATGGCGATAACTTCGCCATTGTGTTAAGATACGATCATTAAACAAATAGGAGTAAATATGAAAGTAGAAATAGGAACAAAGTTTAGAATAGGCTACAAAGCAAAAAAACATAATGATGAGTTCATATGGCGTGAGGGTATGTGGACAGAGGGTTGTGGTTTATGGACGGCTAAAAATGGTAAAACCATTTTAACATATTGGGACACAGTTCAAAATGGTTTTAGAAACGCAACTAATAATTTTGTATTCATGACAATAGATAAAAAGGGGATAAACTAATGGATAATAATTATGTTTATTGTCATGGTACTAATTGCCATAAGAAACACACTCAAGACAGAATAAGAGGCGTCAAGGGTTCAAAGGTTCTAAGGACTAAAAAAATAAAAATCTACTCAAATTGGTATAATAAGATGTATCAATATTTTTGTAGTCAAGGTTGTTATGATGATTTTGCAAATGCAAACATTGAGCAAATCATTGCGATTGCACCCAGAACCGAGCCTCTGGAAACACCTATTACAGTTAAAAAAACCAAACATGGAAATGAATATCATAATTGGATAGAAACTGAAATTACAGAGTGCGACAATAATGACAATGGCTCTTAACGAGCCATTGTGTTAAGATACGTTATTAACAAAAAGGAGAAATATGGATTACGACGATATCTTACAAGACGCTTTTGAAAACTATGAAGATGAACATAGATTTGATGAAGAAGGTCAATTAGAATATTTTGAAGATACCGAAGAATAGGTGCGACAATAATGACAATGGCTCTTAACGAGCCATTGTGTTAAGATTAGGAAATTAACCAAAGGAGTAAATATGTACTTAGTAATAGAGGAAACAACATACAGCCACGTTACACCAATGTACAACGTGAAATCTCAAGACGAAAGCTTTAGCATTGCTCAAAAGAAAAAAGAGGCGTTGGAGTTATTAAACGAAAGAGATGATCGTAATTACTACGTGACAGCGTTGCCAGTTAAAAGTTAAGTGCGACGTATTGCGCAATGGCTTTTTAACAGCCATTGCGCTAAGATACGTTATTAAACAAAAGGAGTAAAAATGACAAAAATAGCGGACACAATAATGAAAACAGGTTACACTTTCCAACAGGAACAATTACTACATGCATTGGAGAACCAAGTATGTACAGGTATGTTAATGTGCAATCCTAGAGTAACAGGCTTTACATCATTTGCTAAAGCTGTGCTTAACTTTATTGATGATAAGAAAGCACCAAAAACTAAAACCAACTTATACAATTATTTAGTTAAGAATGGTTACTATGAAGGCCTTCATAAATTTAGTTGGAGTAAAAGATAGCCGCGACAATATTGACAATGGCGCCTTCGGCGCCATTGTGCTAAGATACGTTATTAACTTATAGGAGAAAGAAAATGAAAACAAAACAAATAAAAAACTTTAAAATGAACGACAGCACTTACAAGATGAGAAGACAAGTAATTAATATGATTTATGAAGTAAAGAAAGTATTTAAAACTTTACCTAGAATTGAAGTAAGAATAGGAGAAGCAAGAGATCATAATGTTTTAGGTGTTGCTCAATTAAAAGATAAAAAAATTTGGATAACAAAAAGAGCGGTTGACATGAGTGAAGATGCTCTAAGAAATATTGTGTTTCATGAAATAGTGCATGCGGTTACAGGCTTCGGGCATGATGATAAATGCCCACTAATGAAACCAACATTAGACGGATATTTATTAAATAAAAATCAATGCATGGAATATCTAAAGAAATATTTAGAACCTGCGACAGAATGCGCAATGGCGAGTTAATCGCCATTGTGTTAAGATACGATTATGAAAACAAAAAAGAAAAAAGATAATTCAAAACCAAGTGATGAGTTCACCAACTGTAGGTGTTGTGGTGAATACATCAAGGGGGATAATAGATCCACTAGCGATAAAAGATATTGCATGGATTGTGCATAAAATTAACAACCTCCTAGTGTTAATATAACGCATGCGACAAAATGTCGCATGCGACAAAATGTCGCGGCCTGCGGCCGCTCGCTTTGCTCGCTCGCTTCGCTCGCTCGCGATTCGATAGAGGTACCAACACGTTTCTAACATTTGAACTTTCTTGCTAATTCTATTCTCTTGATAATTACAGGAGTCTCTATATACTTCCTAATATATAAGGTTTTATATATAAGTAACCCTAAAATACTTTTGGTTATTTGAAAACATATCTGAAAAAATTTTGCAAAATTTTTTTTCGAATGCATTTATGGATAAAGAAAAATTAAAAAATTTAGATAAGCTGCCGCCTGATGTAAAAAGGCAATTTGCTCTTTACATGAATAAATGGAAGGAGAAGAAAAAACAATCAGATATAAAACAAGATTTCATGGCCTTTGTAAAACATGTATGGCCAGATTTTGTAGAAGGTAGACATCATAAAGATGTTGCTCAAAAATTTAATGATATTGCAAATGGTAAAACAAAACGTGTTATTATTAATATGGCACCTAGACATACTAAATCTGAATTTGCATCATACTTATTACCCGCCTGGATGGTGGGTCGTAATCCCAAACTAAAAATTATTCAATCAACTAACACAACAGAATTATCTGTAAGATTTGGTCGTAAAGCAAAAGCTTTAATGGATACACCAGAATATAAAGAAGTATTTCAAACAAGACTCAAAGAAGATTCTCAAGCTGCAGGTAAATGGGAAACCCAACAAGGTGGTGAATACTATGCTGCTGGTGTGGGTTCTGCAATTACTGGTCGTGGTGCTGATCTATTAATTATTGATGATCCACATACTGAACAAGATGCAATGAATGCACAAGCATTAGATCGAACTTATGAATGGTATACATCTGGTCCACGTCAACGTCTTCAACCTGGTGGAACAATTATTATTGTAATGACAAGATGGAATGAAAAAGATTTAGCAGGTCGTTTGATCAAAGCACAAAAAGAACCTAAAGCTGATCAATGGGAAGTAATTGAATTTCCTGCGATCCTACCAAGTGGTAAACCCCTGTGGCCGGAATATTGGAACATTAAAGATTTAGAAGGGGTTCGTGCATCTATTCCTCTTTCAAAATGGAATGCACAATACATGCAGAATCCAACCGGTGAAGAAGGAGCATTAATCAAAAGAGAATGGTGGCAAGATTGGGAAGGCGAGATTCCACCTTTAGAACATGTAATACAATCTTACGATACAGCATTTATGAAAAAAGAAACTGCTGACTATTCTGCAATTACTACCTGGGGTGTGTTTCATCCAACAGAAGATAGTGGTCCTTGTCTAATGTTAGTAGATTCTATTAAAGGTAGATACGAGTTTCCAGAACTAAGACGTGTTGCATTAGATCAATACGGATACTGGCAACCGGAAACAGTTATTATAGAAGGCAAAGCATCCGGGCTCCCTCTAACTTATGAATTAAGAAAAGCAGGTATACCTGTAATTAATTTTACACCATCACGTGGTAATGATAAACATACTAGAGTTAATTCAGTATCTCCATTGTTTGAGTCTGGTAAAATATATGCACCAACTGAAATGGAGTTTGCTCAAGAATTAATTGAAGAGTGCGCTGCATTTCCTTATGGAGATCATGACGATTTAGTAGATTCTATGACTCAAGCAGTCATGAGATTTAGACAAGGTGGATTAATTCAACACCCTGAAGATTATGAAGATGAGCCTTTACAACAGACTCCAAAAGTGTATTATTAAGCATTATGGCAAAAGAAGACGATCAAAGATTACAGGACATGCTTAGAGCTATTGAAGCGGGAGAGCTTCCAGAGGACTTAAATGATCCTGAAGAATATGATGATATGGGTGGTATTAAATCTTTAGATAGAGGTGCACCTTCTATTAAAATGGCATCAGAGCCAGAAGACGAATTTGAATTAGAATTAGGAACTGTCATAAAAGAATATTTTGATTTAAAAGAAAAAGGTATTATAGATATTCCTATAGAAGACTTTATCAATCAGTATTTATCTAAAAAGAAAATGAAAGAAAATAGAGCCATGGCCATGGGCGGTGGTATGATGAGAATGGGTTATGCTAATGGTACAGAAGATCCAAAAGGAAATAATCCAGAAGACTTACCTAGAGGTTTAAAAATGGATACTACAACTTATCCACTAGGACAAGAACCTAAATTTGATGCTGAAAAAATTAAAAAACTAATTGAGAAAAGAAAAAAAGAAAAGAAAAAATTAGCTATAGGCGGTATTGCAGGAGTCCTGTAATGCCCGACCAAGCTCCTCCTAAAAAACCTAAAAAATTTATGCCGATGTTAGATATGCTTAACACGGAAGCAGCAGTTAATACTTTATCTCCAAAAACTTATGCGGACTTTGTTGGAATCTTTTCAAGAAAAGCATTTGAAAATGGAGAGATCGATGTAGATGAATATTTAGAAATTGTTAAACCATTATTTGGTGAGACTGGAGAAATGGTAACTGAAAAAATAAAAGAATATGAAGATATGGATAATTATGCTCAAGGTGGTAGAGTTAATTTTTTAGAAGGTGGAGACACAGAATATAATGCAATGGTAACTGAGATGTATATCAAAGCTGGTGGTAAAGAAGGAACTGGTATGGATATTGATACATTTGCAAAAGAATATTTTAAAAAATTTGCTGATGGTGGCCGAGCACAATTTAATGAAGGCTCCCTGGATCCTGATACCAGACTCAGAAAGAGAGTAGAAGAGTTAATGGACGATGGAGAAACTTTCGGTGAAGCAGTTAAAATAGCTACTAAAGAACTAGAAAATGATTAAGAGGTTAACTAGAACCATTCCTCCGGAATCAGGCCCCATGCCTCAGGGGTTGAATATTAATTATAATGGTGTTAAACAGATAAAACTTACGGAGAAAAAATATAATGGCAGATATAGACAAAGCACTTCCAAACGAAGTTCGAACAGAAGTTAGTATTCCTGGTGAACAAGAACTTCAAGAAGAAATTGTAGAAGCAGTTGAAGAAACAGAACAATCACCTGAAGCTGTTGAAGTTTCAGAAAATGAAGATGGTTCAGTAGATGTAAATCTTGATCCAAAAGCTGCATCAATTGAAGGTAGTGATGAGCACTATGCAAACTTAGCAGAATTTTTACCTGATGATATATTGGGAAGATTAGCATCAGATTTATCTAGTAAGTATCAAGATTATACTTCTTCAAGAAAAGATTGGGCACAAACTTATACTCAAGGTTTAGACCTTTTAGGTTTTAAATATAATAATAGAACAGAACCTTTTTCAGGAGCTAGTGGTGCAACTCATCCAGTACTAGCAGAAGCAGTAACACAATTTCAAGCTCTAGCTTATAAAGAATTATTACCGGCTGATGGTCCAGTTAGAACACAAACAGTAGGTATATCAACTCCAGAAAAAACTCAGCAAGCAACTAGAGTAAAAGATTTCATGAACTACGAGTTAATGGAAAAAATGAAAGAGTACGAACCTGACTTTGATCAGTTATTATTTAACTTACCATTAGCAGGTAGTGCTTTTAAAAAAGTCTACTATGACGATATGGAACAAAGAGCCGTAAGTAAATTTGTTCCTGCAGATGATTTAATTGTTCCGTACACAGCTACCTCATTAGATGATGCGGAAGCAATTATTCATCGTGTTAAAATTTCTGAAAACGATTTAAGAAAACAACAGGTAGGTGGATTCTATAGAGATATAGATATTGGAAAACCTGGAGATAAAGAAACTGAAGTTGAGAAAAAAGAAAGAGAACTTGAAGGAATATCTAAAACTGCAAACGAAGATGTTTATACATTATTAGAATGTCATATTGATTTAGACCTCGAAGGATTTGAGGATGTAAATCAAGAGACTGGTGAGCCATCAGGAATTAAAGTCCCATACATTGTAACACTTGAAGAAAATTCACGTGAAATTTTATCTATCAGAAGAAACTATGAAATAGGTGATATGATGAAAAATAAAATTAATTACTTTGTACATTTTAAATTTTTACCAGGTTTAGGTTTTTATGGTTTTGGTTTGATTCACATGATTGGTGGATTATCAAGAACTGCAACTTCTGCATTAAGA